ATTGAACGGCGATATTGCTGGTCTATGTGTTCGTACAGACAATGAACGTGATCCATGGTTCTCACCAGCTGGTCTAAATCGTGGTGTTATCAAGAACGTTGTTAGACTTGCTTGGAACCCAACCAAAGCTGAACGTGATGAATTGTACAAAGCTGGTGTAAATTCAGTTGTTACATTCCCAGGTGAAGGCACAATACTATACGGAGACAAAACTCTATTGAATCGCCCAAGCGCATTTGATAGAATCAATGTTCGCCGCTTGTTTATCGTTCTAGAAAAGTCTATTGCTAAAGCGGCCCGTTCTTCATTGTTTGAATTCAATGATGAATTTACAAGAGCCGCTTTTGTTAATATTGTAGAACCCTTCTTGCGTGATGTACAAGGTCGCCGCGGCATCTATGATTACCGTGTTGTTGCTGATACTACAAATAATACAGCAGAAGTTATTGACCAAAATCAATTTGTTGGCGATATTTACATCAAACCCGCTCGTTCTATCAATTTCATTCAATTGAATTTCACCGCTGTTCGCACTGGTGTAGCATTTGAAGAAATTGTTGGAAGAGTTTAATAAATAGAGAGATAGGAGAAACTTAAATGGCATTTAACATTAACGAATTCCGCTCTCAGATGCAGGGAGATGGAGCACGCCCAAATTTATTTGAGGTAACGCTTCCATTCCCAGCATTCTCATTGCCAGGAACTGCACAAACTAAATTAAGTTTTATGTGCAAAACTGCTCAACTACCTGGTTCAACAATAGGTACTGTGCCAGTTCAATACTTTGGTCGTGAATTAAAGTTTGCGGGAAATAGATCCTTTCAAGATTGGTCTATTACAATTATCAATGACGAAGATTTTGTCATTCGTAATGCATTTGAACGTTGGATGAATGGCATTAACAGCCACAATCTAAACGTTCGTAATCCAGCGGCTGCTACTCAACTAGGCTATACAACAGACGGAGAAGTTCGTCAGTATGGTAAAGCTGGTTCTATTTTGAAGAAGTATAAGTTCATTGGTGTATTCCCAACCGACCTTTCATCAATTGATGTTGACTGGAGTGCTAATGATACAATTGAAGAATTTACTGTAAATCTTACCTATCAATGGTGGGAATCAGTAGAGGACCTAGTAGTCTAAGTAAGGGGGGAGCCCAGGCTCTCCTCTTTTTTATAATGTAAAGGAAAATCAAAGTGGCTATAAAACTATTCGGCTTCACAATCGGTGAAAAAGATATTGTTCAGAAGGAAAATCCTGAACAGGCTTCGTTCGCCCTTCCGACGGAAGCATTGGATGATGGCGCAGTTACGATTACCCAAAATGCCCACTATGGTACATATGTTGACTTAGAAGGCGCAGTTCGCAACGAACTAGAATTAATTACTCGCTATCGTGAAATGTCCAATCACCCAGAGTGTGATATGGCAATTACTGAGATTGTAGATGAAGCAATCAGTCACGATGATAAAGGTAAAGTTGTTGATATCGTTCTTGACGATTTGAAGCAACCAGAATCAATTAAGAAAAAAATCAGAGAAGAATTTGATAATGTTTTATCAATGTTAAACTTCTCAAACTTAGCAGATGATATCTTCCGTCGTTGGTATATTGATGGAAGAATTTATTTCCATGTTATCGTAAACGAATCTAATCCTAAAGAAGGTATTCAAGAGTTACGATACATTGATCCACGCAAGATTCGCAAAGTGCGTGAAGTGCAAAAGGGTCGTGATTTAAAAACTGGTGCAGACATTATCAAATCAATGGCTGAATATTATGTCTACAACGACAAAGGCACTACAGCACAAAATTATACAGCAAGCGTTAATTCTGGACTAAGAATTGCACCAGATGCAATTGTAAATGTTAATTCTGGAATGATGGATGCAAAGAACACATTCGTTATTTCGTATCTACACAAAGCAATCAAGCCACTCAATCAGTTACGTATGATTGAAGATGCGATTGTTATCTATCGTGTTTCAAGAGCACCAGAGCGCAGAGTATTTTACATTGACGTAGGTAATTTACCAAAAGGTAAAGCTGAACAATACTTGCGTGATGTTATGGTTAAGTATAAGAACAAAGTTGTTTATGATGCTAACACAGGCGAATTGCGTGATGACCGCAAACACATGTCAATGCTTGAAGACTTTTGGTTACCTCGCCGCGAAGGCGGTAAAGGTACAGAGATTACTACATTGCCTGCTGGTCAAAATCTTGGTCAAATGGAAGATGTACAATACTTTCAAAAGAAACTATTACAATCATTGAATGTTCCATATTCAAGACTTGAGCCACAAGGCGGTGGTATGGTTGGGCTTGGTAGAACAACCGAAGTTACCCGTGATGAATTAAAGTTTAATAAGTTTGTTGTTAAACTACGCAACAAATTTTCTCAAATATTTGACCACGCACTTAAGATACAACTATCACTAAAAGGTATTTGTTCACAGGAAGAATGGGAAACATTTAGAGAAGATGTTTTCTATGACTATAGAAAAGATAATAACTTCACAGAATTGCGTGATGCCGAATTGCTATCACAAAGATTACAAACACTTGGACAAATTGATCCATATGTTGGTCGTTACTACTCACAAGAGTGGGTAAAGAAAAATGTATTGCATTTGACTGATGATGAAGTAGAAGAAATGCAAAAGCAAATTGATTCAGAACCTGAAAAACAACAACTTGGTCCAGATGGTCAACCAATGCAACAAGATATGCAACAACCAGACCAAGCTACACCAGAACAATTTCCACCAGAAGATAATGTGACAGAAACAGGCTCAGAAGAATCTTCAACACCAGAATTAGACAGTGTTGTAAAGAGATTCGGAAGAGTTATAAATAGGTAATAAAGGAGTAATTATGGACACAAGACAATTTATAGATTTGCTTGGCGCTGGTGAAAGTGCCGAAGCTAAGAGTGCTTTAGAAGAATTGATTTCTGCAAAAGCATTTGAAGCATTAGACGCAAAGAAACAAGAAATTGGTTCAACACTATTTAATGGTAGAGAACAAGAAGTAGAAACGCAAGAAGAACAATGAAATCTTTACAAGAATTTAAAACTGTCGTTGAAGAAGAAAAGCAAGACTTTACAAAGTTTGATGCACTCGTTCGTGCAGGTTTGGCTAACAAAGCACAACTTCAAAGACTACACCAAATTCTTGGTAAAATGTCAGAGGAGAAGCCAAACTTTTCTCCAGCTGACCGTGCTATCATTCAAAACATGTTTACTAAAATGGTAGATATGATTACGAATAATCCACAGATGTATCGCACTGCACGTAAAGTAGTATCAGAAGGTTTGTTGGACACAGCAGATTTCAAACTTGATGTTACAGGTAGAAAAGTAAAAGCACACAGAGTTAAAGTTGGTGATGCTTTGAATACATTACCAGCAGATAACATTAAAGAAGAAATAGAAATGATTGGTGAGGATCTTCGGAATGAGCCTCCATTTGTATTGCTTCTAAAAAGAACAGCGGTGCGTTTGTATCCTGGTAATGTTAGAGTTGCAACATACCATAATCAAAAGTTGAATAGAGATTTTGCTATTCCATTTTCAATAACCGGCACTGGTGATATTCAGTCCGAAGAAGTTAGCAATGATGAATTCAAAGACCAAATTAAAAAAGCACAAGATAAGTCTACTGGTAAAATAAAAGTTAATGTAGCTAAAGCAGCCGTTCAAGCGGTATCAATTGAAGAAGCGGTTATGGATACTCTACATAAGATTGTTGCTGGTAATTCAGCGCAGTCTGTAAAGTTTGCAACTGGCGAAACACGTAAAGTTGACCACTTTACAGCATCAGCTTTGACACAAGTACATAAAGCATTGAATGACGAAAACAAAAAGAAGTTTGCTGATATGGTACATAAGTCACCTGCACATTTTTCTAAAGCATCAGACTTTGCGTTCAGTAAAGCTAAATGAAATTAATTGATTTAATTTTTGAAGGTAAACTTGTAGAAGCGAAAGAAGAACTTTTTACTCGCTTGAATGAAGTTGCTTCTAAAAGATTAGAAGAAATAAAGCGTACCGTTGCAGCCGATATATATGAAGAAGTTGAAGTAATTGATGAAGCAAACATTCAACGTATGGGTAGAATTCAAAAGATTCGCCGTAGAATTAGACGCAACGCAAAGGGTAGAATTATTGTTCAACGCAATGTAAGGCGTTCAGCGATTAAGGGTTTTAGAATTTCTGGTAATACTGTTAAAAGAATTCCTGCAATGGCAAGAATCCAGAAATCAAGAAAGTTAAAGAGATATTGGAAAACTAAAGGTAGAGCAAAGTTGAATAGAACATTACTGAAAAGAAAAATGTCTTTGCGCCGCCGCACTTCAATGGGAATAAAATAAAATGGCATTCGAAATAGTAAACGTAGCCCGTTCAAAATCAACAATTCGTATCGTTGGTGCAAGTGCCAACGTTCGTATTAATTTGAACCAGCTTTCAACAAATACACAAAATGAGATTATCTCATCTGCGACTATCAATCAGTTTCACTGGTCAACATCTGGTGTGATTGAAGTATATCGTGGTAATGAT